GCTGCAACATCATTAACATCAGCGTTAGTAATAGTGCCGTCTGTGATACCGCCTGAGGTTACTCGTGTAATTGCCATAATTTATTCCTTATACAAAGTTATCATCAGACCACTCTAAAGTAATCTCGCCTGTTGTTAATATAGTCAGTAGGGCTAGTATAGGATACTCCTCTGTAAAAGTCTAGTGCGAGTACAACATCTGACAATTCCATCTAAAATTCTACCCATCCTGTTATTATATATTTATAGCCACTTAGCGGTGGATTCCCCCTGTGTAAATGTGTAAATGAACAAGGAAAAATTACTAAAGTTCCTTTAGTTGGCTTAACACGTTTATGTTGATATAGAAATTCAGTCTCACCACCCTCATCTACATCATTCAAATATACAGTCCACGCTAAAACTCTGCTACCAAGGTCTCTTCTACTTGCTTCATAATGCCACTGATGATAACCTTGCCCCTGTATGGTTTTCTGTACCTTCAGTGAGTATATGGTGTGTTTCGCTGATGAATCTACTAAAGACTCACTAAACTCACCAGAATACTTAGGATAAATAGATTTCCAAAATACATCTGAAAACCTCTTACTAAGATTGCGCCCTGCGTGGTTCAGTTCAAACTCACAGGAATATATGCTTGTGTCATTCTTATTAGTTTTACTAACACCATCCTCTCGTTGTTGTCGATTCAAGGTAAAACCACTCTCGTCAGCCCAGTCAAATGTTTGAATAACATCATTACAGAATTTATCACTGAAAGCATCATCGTAAACTCTAATAAAATCTTCCATTCATTATCCTTGATATACGTTAAATAGCATTAAACTCATTATATCCTTCATGTTACTGAGCATCCTTGTATATAAATCTATCTAAATATTCTTTCTGACTGATAAATACACTGGTGTCAAAGTTGCGTATCTTGTCCATCTGTATTCGCGCATTAAGGTCATCCATCTCTTTATACTTAAATTTGTTTTGTGGCTTGAAATTTGAGTCTGAGAATGTAGGTAGTGACATACTCTCTTCTATTGGGAAGCCATCACCAACAGGATAATATTCAAAACCAACTAGCTTCCCATACCAACAACTTGGAAAGAATAGTACATCATCTTTAGGAGGTAGCATTGCCGTCTTGCACGATTCTAGCCACTCTTTCATACGAGGTCTTATCTGTGTATCATTCTGTGATTTAAAACGCCAAAATGCTGAGTCTTGTCTGTGGCTCATATAGTATTGAGTTGAAACCCAATCGAGCGTGTCAAATAATGCAGATTCAAATATATCATTGCACTTTTCTTTGTCCATCCTGCCAACAAACACTTCATTAATATTAACTAATGTGAACTGAACAGTCATCAATAGTGTCGCTTCCATTGGCTCAATAAATCCTGCTGACATACCAATAGCAATTACATTCTTTGACCAAGGTCGTGCGTAATGACCCGTCTTAATATCCATGTGCATGATTGAGTCTTTTATTGCTCTGTCATCGCCTATGTTATCTAATAACTCTTTTACAGCATCTTCGCTAGACTGAAACTCTGACGAATAAACATAGCCATTAACTACTCTGTCATACAATGGAATATCCCACATCCATCCACTAGACAAAGCTTTAGCTCCCGTACGTGGACACATTTGATTTTCAACATCTGTGTATTGGGTATCAACAATAATAGCTTTATCGTGTGATAAATAAGGGTCTAACGGAATACGTCCATCAGGGCAAACTGCTTCAATCAACATACCTTTAAAGCCTGTGCAGTCAATGAACAAATCAGCAGTATGGTTGTTACCGTCTGAATCAACTAAAGCGGTAATGCCTGTATCATCGGTTTTAATTTCATTGATAGTTGTTTGAATGATATTAATTTCATTCACAACCCTATTCTTCAAAAACTGATTAAACAATCCCGAGTCGATATTATAAGCCCACGGTTCTGGATGACCCCCAAACGATTTTTTAGGCATATATGGATAAGCCATCTTGCCATCTTTATTCATTAAGAATTTGCCCGAATCATTCATACCAATATGCGATGAGTAGATTCTTGATAAAAAAAAGTCTGAACTAAGTAGGTTGTCCTCAGTCCTGTGCTTATTCCAATAGCAATGCCAATCTTCTTCGCCTTCAAAGGGATTCCACATACGTGAACCAATACAATTAAAATCATCGTATAACACGCCAAGCTTGTAAGTAGCCTTGCACGCGGGCATCCACTCTGACTCTGATTCAATACCGATTTCTTTAAAGAAGCGTTTTAGATATGGAGTGGTTGACGCTGACATTTCAATAGGTTTAAAGTTAGGCGATTCAATTACTGTAATGTCATAACCACCTTTCGCATGAAAGTATGATGCACTCATCCAACCCGAAGTACCACCACCTAGTATTACAATTTTTTTCATGTGTTCACCCATAATCCAACACTTAAAATAACTATCTGTGGCATAAAGTTAAGTAATATAGCACCCTCTTTCCACTTCAGCCCAACAACAGTCCAAAGCGATGCGCCCACTAAATGAACGATTATGTTGTATGGATATGCTTCGGGAATTGTGTGCAATACAATAGCTACAAGAATTATTGATGCGCTTAAATATTTTAAATACCAAACCCAGTCCATCATTTCTCGATAGTAAAGTTGTAGTTTATGATTATTCTAGCTATGTTTTTTGTTGTTCTACTAGAGCGATGGTATCGAACGCCATCAAAGATAATGAACCTGTTTTTTTTAGGGGATACTCTTTTATATTCGGTAAAAGAAGCGTGACTTTTAATATCTTCAAACATTACCTTTCCGTCTGTACGAGTTTCATTGAAAAGGACTGTATCCCCATCTGCATTATCTAAGTAAAAAATACCAACCATGTGGTCTTCATCTGTATCTACATGGATGTCGTTTTCTACTTTAGTAGGGTAATGCGTGTGCAAGCCTATGTGTATTCTCAGTAGTTCTTTTAACTTCATGTCTGATTTATGCAAAGCTTCCATTAGAGGAACTATACAAAAATCATATAGTGGAGACCTTACGCCCTCAGTGTAAGCCATGTGTTTAAAATTACTTTGCTCTGGCCTATCTTCTTTATCAACCGAATATGCTGAAGATTTTACAAAAAACCAAGCTATATTGCTCATTTCACCAATAAACTTTTTTTCCAGCATTTCAAAAATGCCTTCTGAAACGGTATTGTCAATCACTTTGACTAATCCCTTGCTAAACACCTAACCCCCTCATTGCTTGTTGCATCCATAAATTTTGTGTATTTATTTAGTATAACACCATAAGTGTCACTTTTAAACGAGGCAATAGGCTTGTCTAAAAGTTGGTCAGTAGCAGGGCAAAATATAAGTTCTGACTTGCTGTTGACATACATAAACATCTTCATTTGAGCAGGACAATGAGCGTTTACGTCTCCGTTCATTTCAGGGTCGTATGACTGAATAAAGTTAAAGCCTAATTTACTAGCCGAAACCCTACACGTCTCAAAGATTTCTTTAGCCTCTTTATCTTTGCGCCACTTGTTACCTTTTCCAGTTGCTTCCCATATTCTAATTCTATCAACACCAAAATCAGAAATTTCTTTAAATATTGCATCAATATCGCCAAGGTTGTAAGCACCTATGGTTACAGTACATACGGTTTCTAATCCCGCCTTTATTGATTGCTTGATTGAGTTTACTTGTTTTAAATACGAGCCTAAAACTTGATGAACATTATCATGTCGTTTAGAACCTTGGTAATTAAACTGTACCTGACTAACTCCTAATTTAGACATCTCAATAGCATAATTCATTGTCCAATCGCCATGAGTGCAAACGTGTACCATAAAGTCTTTATTAGCTTCTTCTACAAATTTAATAAACTGTGAGTGTTCAGTTGGCTCTCCACCCGTGATACTTACTTGAGTGACACCCATGACCTTTAACTTTGACAGCACAACTCTAAAGTCGCCAAGACTCATTTCAGAGGTAAGGTCTTTATTAAAACCACCATAACACCAAGCACAGCCATGAGAACACTTAGACGTTATATCTAAGTAACCCCATTTAGGATTTCCATCAAATATATCCACCTTTTCTTTTGATGAATAAGAGTCTTTTTTCGAGAAACTTATTAAGCACATTATTTAATATAATTAAGCACTAGGTTTGTAATATTTAAACATTACAGGAACACCATCAATAAACCTAATACCCCCCAATTTCGTTGATTTTAATATAGGGCTGATATTTTGCATATAAAATAAGTTCCAGTTATGTTCTGCTGTATTAAAGAAATCTTCTTTCCTCAACGGTGGTTCTAACTTATAATAATCCGCAACTTCTTGCATTATATTTGCGTCTTTTATATCAAAGAACAAATCAAATTCATCGTCATCAGCAATAGTTGCGACTCCAATTATTTTCTCAATGGATGGACTAATATCTATATTAGATGTATCGTACCATTTATCAACACCAATCGCTTCTGCGTACCAACGTGAGTAATGCCACACCTTCACCTTCAAAACTTCCGATTTGTTTGACGATTTCACACTAAAAAACTGCATTAAATCATTATCTTCACTAAAGACGTGTTGACTACCCTCTACGCCATAATATCTTGATGTGATTATTTCATCGCCATCAGACCTAACACCTATTCTCGAAACGTTAGTTTCTAACGAGTTGACATCAGCTATCTCGGTATAGATTTCTCCATTATTTATGTAAACAACTTCTTTCATTTAAACCCAGTCCCCTATTGGAGTTGATGTAATTCTTTTAATTGTTATGGGGGAGCTTTGAAGATATTGAATTTTGCCAACAGTTCGTACTTCCGTATCTTCCCACGCTTGCAAATCATTATCCAATTTGGTAACAGTCACATCTTCCACAGAATACGAAATATATTTTGCTAATACAATAATCTCTTGTGGTTCATCGTCTGGAAGGGATACCTCTATAACACAATTAAGCATTTCAGGATAAACCAAATATGTTTCTTCATCTGCGTCATTTGAGTGTTTTAATAATATATTCGGGTTAGATGACCTGATTGACCAAGCAACATCATCTTCATCTGTGGCAACATCAACAATCAACTTTGCTTGAACACGAATGAAATTTCTATTTTGTTCTTGATTTTCTGATTGTCTGATTTTTATTTCCATCTTATATTCCTGTAATTTGTCCTGTATTTCCTATTGTCACTGAACCACTAGACCCGCTAGACCCGCTAGACCCGCTAGACCCGCTAGACCCGCTAGACCCTCCTGAACCACCACTAGACCCACCGCCCACATATTGATTCGGTGAAGTACCACTACCTGCACTACCAAGACCACCACCGCTACCTGCTCCGGATATAAAGGACGAACAGGATGAACCGCCAGCGCCACCTGCTGTGGCTGTTCCTGCACTTCCGCCACGACCTGCATTGCTACCACCACCATTTCCGCCCGGTGAACCTGCACCGCCACCGCCACCACCACATGACCCAACCGCATAGCCATCTTGCCATGAACCGCCTTGGCCACCACCACCGCCACCACCTCCGCTACCACCAGTACCGCCTGCACCGGCAGTACCACCTGCACCACCACTACCTGCGGTTAAAGTTCCTGCGGTTAAGAATACAGTTGATAGGGTAGTTCCTGTTTGTTGGTGGTCATAACACGCACCACCTGCACTACCAGTTCCGCCAGTACCACCATTTCCCCCTGTGCCACCTCCGCTACCGCCACCGCCAGTACCACCGGCATTATTACTACCTGATGCACCGCCACCATGACCACCTGCACCGCCACCGCCTGAAGAACCAGTAGAACCCGCAGAGCCAGTAGAACCCGCAGAGCCACTTGCGCCTACAATAGAACCATTATTAGTAATGTTAAGCGTAGAGCCTGAACCCCAACCTGTACCTGATAATAGTGATGCTGTACCTGTTGATGAGGATGAAATCGTAACACCTGAGTTAATGGTTAGATTAACCGTACCTGCGCCACCAAACCCTGCTGATGTAGCCATAGAGTAAATGTTTAGATTTGAGGTGCTTGAGGTTTGAGTTATATTAGTAGCATTAGCCTTACCTCTACCGTGCAATGCTAACTTACACTCACCTGATGACCTATCAAACAAACCACGTACAGCACTACTACCCATATTAATAGTAGCAGTCCTAGAGTTACCTAGTTCTACATTAACATCACCTAGGGAAATAGCCCCTGAAGTTGATAGAGCCATTAGATAGTACCGAAGGCGGTAACATCACCAACACAAGTCAGATTACCACTTGCATCTAATTTCATCTTATTAGTACCACCAGTAGCAAAGTAGAGTACGCCACCTGTTTCGGTTAGTGTCCAATTAGTGAATTTAACCTCACCCGTTACTGTTACACCAGCAGTAGTTGTGGAAAGTTTTTCAAGTCCGTTATAATACAACTTAACAGTAGAATCTTGAATACATTGAATATAATTTTCACTATTATCAGAAGTACCCAATGAAAGATTATTTGCTCTAACTTGTAGATTTCCAGTGCCTGTATCATTAATTACCGAATGTGAACCAGAATGATATATCTCTAAGTCATCACTAGCACCAAAGTTAGCTTTGACGTTATCATTGAAACTTAAGTCCGCAGTTAATGTGGCAATCTTGGCACTGGTTATGGCGTCGTCTGCTATATCAGCTACTGCGATAGCGCCATCTACAATCTTAGCTGCTGTAATACTATTGTCA